AATTCAGTGCCCATAAGTTTTAATAAGGTAAGCGAGTAAGTCACGATAATATAATACTACTTCCTTAGGGGCTTTAATTTTAATATAGTGTTCCAAGTCTTCATGAACCCCCGATAACAGATTGGTAATTTCATGTCCAGACCACTGTGCCCGGTCTATTGTAGTAACTCGGTCTAATATATCCATTACCCTATTGTAGTTAGTGTTTAACATCTTTACCACCCCTTACTACTTTTAATTTTAGTACTTTAGCCTTGTTTTCAAAGGCTTTTTTGTGATGTATCTGCCAAATATAACTTATGTCCGGAAGTATTTGTGGATCAAAAATCTTTTTATAACCAAAAGTCATACCTGCATGCAGTTGAAACATTGTTCCTGCAACAAGAGTATATTCTTCAAATGTAAGCTTTTTAGCTAACAGTTGTAACGATCTGTGAAAATCGCTAATTGGTTCGTCTTTTTTGGTCATACAAGTAGTCAATTAAGTTAAGCATATTGAGAGCTGTATCGTTGCTACTTGTAATTTGAGATTTGTTTCGTTTGAAATGACCTGCACCCCCACACTTCACACATGTCCTTGTAGCAGATCGGATATCAAAAGGGTCGAGTCTCGTGTATCCGTTTCCTTTACAATCCACACACACAACGTATGGGGAGTCATTAGATAAATCTTTAAGCGTTTTTGTCATAGTTGTCAAATTATTTTTTCCACATTAACCATAAGAACATTAACAAGGCAATTAAAAAACCTTCATAAATGTATAATGATTTAAATATTTCAATCATTTTTATCTTTTTTTAATGTTTCTATTTTATGAGGTACAGAAATTACATCTCCTGTTTTAATTCCAATTCCCCCTATTTTAATTAATTCAGTACCAAAACAACCAAATAATAATAAACAAAAAAATATTACAAATGTTTTCATTTTTGAATCACCATACAAAGGACCATTCCTTCTATTCCCATATATCCTTTATACTTACCTTTTTTAATTACAGGTATATGATTAAATAAAAATTTATCAGCTTTTAAAGGAATAATTTTTTCCTTAATAAATTTTATGAAAGGTGTTCTTACCCATTTATATTTATATTTCATTTTCTTTTCTTTTTTTTAGTTTGTTTTCTTTGATTACCAAACGCATCCCATTTTTTATGATATGCTTTTAATAATTTTGCAATTGCTTTTTTATAGTTAGTTAATGTCATACTGCTTGCCCCTCATCCTCTTTTGTATTTAAAGTTTTTATTACACTTTCATTCATTTTAATTTGATTTTCTAATTGCTTTTCTAAAGCAACAGCAATTCTTTTCAAATTAATTTCTATATCACAATTTATAATTTTGATGTCTTCTAATGTTTGATGAATAGTTACTCCAGCATATTCTTCAGCAAAGCAAGTGCTCATTCTGTTTATAGAATCATCTATATTTTTTAATTGTTTTAACAATTCAGTTTCTACACTCATTGTTTTTCCTTATATTTACCGTTAAGTAATTTTTTCTTAAATGCCTCAACAGTTATTTTAAGTTTGTTTGCCTGAAACTCACAATAATCATTTAATAGTTTTGATATCATTGCGTTTGGCGCCCTATATTTTTTATCACATATTGCTTTCAATAAATCGTGATCTTCGATTTTGATTGCAACACTTTTCCATTTAGTTATGTCCATATGTTTCCTTGTTTGTTAAAATAAAAATAAAGATACTAATGAAATAAAAATCAACATAGTTAATTTTGGAAATACCATTAGCATAAACAATGCAAAAGCTAAGTAGTGAATCATTTTTGTACCTCTTCTCTACTATCTATTTCATCATAGATAAGTTTAGTACATAGATCGATACTTAATGGTTTGTGTACATTACCTTCTCTGTCACCATAAAAAATATTCATCATTTCTGTTAAATATTTTGAAATCTCTTCACTTTCTACAAGTGGATTTCCTTTATAGTCATTATCAGGTATTTTACTTAAACAGTTGTCTATCTTTGTAAACAACTCTCTAAATATTTGACTTTTACTTTTGAACTGCATTTATTTTCCTTTCTCCCATTGATATAAGACAAAATAATAATAAGTCAAGCACATTTTTTTGCTTGATTTTATTGGTTTTTTCACATATAAATAACATATGCTTGATACTAATAACATTTTTATGGTAAGATAAGCCTATGAAGTCTTATCGCTTCACCGTTCGGTTTGCTGGTCAAAGAATTACTCATGACTTTAAGGCTACCAATGATGATGAAGCTGGTAAAACTTTCATCAACGAACTGAAGGCCGGGAAAGGTAATTGGGTTAAAGAAATAACCTACACACCCGGAAAGATGTTCATAACATATGAGGAACTGAGTGCAACTTCAAACTGAAGAAACTCTAATTGCTCAAAAAATGAAATTGGAATCCAGATGGAATTTCCAATTCTTAGAGCAAGGCCAAGAAACTCTTGATATGTTGCAAATCGAATTTGAGCTTAAAAAAATTAAAGCCAAATTAAGAGAACTTGCAGCAAGCAGAGCTAGAGCCGAAGTACTTACGACTGAAGAAGAAATAGAACAAGTAGATTCTATCGCTTCTTAAGTTAAATCAATATTTTTAAACTCCATTAACTTGGAGATAGGAATTCTCGCTCTTAATTTTTAGGAGTTGCTTTATACATTAAATTTTCTACAGGGTGATTGAACACTGTATAAATGTAAGAAACATTTTCAAAATTATAATTTGGAAGTAAATCTATCAACTCTTGTTTGTTTTTCTCGTCAAACTCTGTTAAAATTAATGGTTTAAATTTATTAATTAATTTCATAGCTCCCTTTAAAATTGGAACTTCATGACCTTCAGCATCTATTTTAATTAAATCTAACTTATTTAAATTTTTAAATTTATCATCAAGATTTACAACATTAATAGGATAACCAACATCTGACTTTATATGTTTATATGAAATACCGCCTGAGTTTATACTAGTATATCCAGAATAGTTTATATCTCCAAATACATCTTGTTTATTTTCATCAGATACAAATTCCATATATGTACACACATTAGAACAACCATTTAAAATCACATTTGAGTTTAACATTTGAAATATAAATCTTTGCATTTCAAAAGAAAAAACAACACCTTTTGGACACATCTTTGATATAGGAACAGTATGGGTCCCTATATGAGCTCCAACCTCTATTACGTGACTATCTTCTTTTAAATAAGACTTACAAATTTCAATCGTAGGAATTTCCCAGCCACCAAGCTTTTCTAAACATTCTCTAATAAAATTATCATTTTCTAAATTTAAAAAACTTCCGTATTTTGTTTGTACTTGTTTAATCTTTAACATAAATTATTTTATAACCCCCTCTTTTAAAAGATGCATGCATTTGTCTGTATAGTTTTGCATTGGTGGTTTAAATAAAAATTCAAAATCAGTCGGTGGTGTCTTTGATTGATGCATCTTCCATACAACTACATTTAACTTAGATAAAAAACTTAGCTCTCTTTCATCTCTAGCTTTATAAAATAAACTACCATCTGCAAGTTTAAGTTTAGATAAAATCTTAAATCTGTGAGTACCGTTTCTAAGATTGTTATTCATATCTACAACCATTGGACAAAGTAATCCATTCTTTTCCATATCTTCTTTAATTGTATTTTTAAATTCATTATGGGGCGAATGCACAACTTTTATACCATCAAAATACATTAATTCTAATCGGTGCGGAAACAATTGATATACCGGATTCACAATGGTCCGTGATGCGTGGTCCTTTACCCTATGAAGCTTGTCCAAAATCGTCTCCCAAACTAATGTCCACTACACTTGGTACTTTGAACTCCATGCAGTTTTCCATAATCTCCTTAATTTTAATCTCGTCTCCAGGCTTTACATTAAAGCACAATTCATCATGGATCTGTAATATTGGTAAATAACCTTGTTCATAACAGCTTACGATAGCTTGCTTAGTTTGATCTGCTGCACTGCCCTGTATTAATCTATTTAAAGCCTTATAAGTAAAGGCACGTTTAATGTTATTTGCACCATACTTAGCAGAAGCATTTTCAAATTTTTCAGGAGTATGTATACCAAAGTCCATTGGTTCCCATAGATCAAATCTACACTTACGACCTTTCTTAGTTCTGATTACACCCTCACTATTTGCTTTTTTCATACATCTGTCTGATAGTAATTTTACAAACGGAACCTTTCTATTATATTTTGATATTAATACTTCTGCTTCTTCTTTAGATAGTCCAAGAGAGTTGGCCAGTTTATTTTTTCCCATACCATACATTAAACCTAATCCAATAGTCTTAGCTTGTGATCTTTCGATACCAACTAAATCAGCAACTGTTTGGTGAAAGTCTGCTGTTGCGTTCTCATATGCTTTAACTAGTTCTTGTGATCCTTCATACCCCTCGCCAATAGATGCTGCGTAATGAACAACCATTCTTGGCTCTTGTTGTGAATAGTCAAACGATCCCCACTTATAACCTTCTTCCGGTAAGAATAAGCCTCTTATCATAGGACCAAATTCTTTATTACGTGCAGGTAATTGTTGTAAGTTAGGGTTAGACATTGAAATACGACCAGATACAGTTCCCCCTTGATCAGATCTTAATTGATTAATCTCAGCATGAATTCTACCTTTATGATTATATTTCATAATAGAATTTAAAAATGTACTGTGGAATTTGTTTATCTCTCTTGCTTGTACAATAAGCTTTGATATCTTATGGGGAGAATTAATTAACCAATTTTGTGTAAATGAAGGTTCACCTGACTTTTCCGTCCTTGGATAAGCTATATGTAATTTATCGAATGCATCGGCGATATTTCTTGCTGCCCAGATATCTACATCTTTACCTATTAATTTTTTTATTTCTGATAACACTACCTTTTCTCTGGCTACAAATTCTCTTGCTAATATTTCTGCTTTACCAACATCGACACGAACACCACGCTGACGCATCTGTATTAAAATTGGAAGTAAGTCGGATTCCATCTCCCAAGTCGTAATTAAATTTTGTTTGTGTAGTTCATGTTTAAACACTTGCCATAGTCGGTACGTGATCCGTGCGTCTTGTTCTGCGTAAAACCCAACATGTTCAGCAGGTAGCTTCCACATTTCTGCTTTAGGATCGACACCATGGTCTTTGGCTGCTTCAATCAAATCTGTTTCAGCTTTCATCTCACCAATATATTCTTTAGCTAAATTATTTAATGCAAATGAATATCTACTCTCATCAATCAGTGCTGCTGCAACCATTGTATCTACAATAGGGCCATTAACTTTAATTCCCATAGCACCTAACCAACCAACATCATATTGAGCGTTGTGAAATATTTTTGTGTTAGGTAATGCACACACATCCTTCATGTACTTAATGACTTGTGGCTCGATCATGTTTCCACCACCTAAATGTTTAAATGGATAATAAGCTTGCCAACCATCTACAGCTACAGCAAAGCCAATCACATAACCTTTATTCATTGCCCAACCTGCGCCAAGACCTTCGTTAATTCCATCGTCTCTTGTTTCCAAGTCGATTGCTATTTCAGGATAGCCGGATAAATCTTTATACTCGTTTGGACAAGACCAAATACTTTTTTTAAATGTCATTGATAATTGTAAACTAGTCATTGTAATCTCTTTCTATTATCATTTCTAAGTAATGAATTGCTTTTAAGATATCTTCTTTTTTACCTTTTAGTTTATGCCTACAAATGTATTTAATTGCATTACCTTCTGCAAAAGGTAAATTATTTTTATTTATAAATACAGAGGGCTGCATCTTCATTGATCGATAATGTTTGCCCCCTATCTGCTTAAAAAATGTTTTATTGGTCATTTTCTTTTAAATAAACTAAATAATCTTTACCGATTGGATAATTATACTTATA